GCAAGGCAGCGAGGAGACGTTGGAATTGCTGACATGTATTTGCTGTGGCACAGTGAACTCAAACCTCCACTTGTCTTGACCAGCATGAGAGAAGTGAAAGTTTATATTCAACTGATGAGGAGTCTCGGTAAGGGGACTCCTCGATGGCAAAAACTAGAGGATGATTGGTTTGAGTCGAATGACATCTAAATAAAAACACACACCAAGAAATAATGAACAATAGAGTTCTGAAGGTTTTGGAAAAAGAGTTGTTGGAATTGGATAAACTTTCTTATTCATCAATTGACAACTTGATGAAGAGACTTGCCAAGGATTATCAAATCACAACCAGAGAACTTCACGACTCCTTCAAAGAAAAGCACAATAAGATTCCAGATGACTGGGCTAAGGAAAAGAGACAAGAGATGAGTGAAGAAATTATTCTCAAAACTCTTCGATTTCTCAACAGAGGATAAATTTGATTGACTTGTTATGACTGATGTTTATTTTGGCAATCCAAATCTAAAAAGGGCAAACACCCCGATCCAGTTCACACAAGATCAGGTTGCTGAGTACATTCGTTGTAAGGACGACCCAGTTTACTTTGCCAACAATTACATCAAGATTGTCAACCTGGATGAAGGTCTCACTAACTTTCATCCTTATGACTTTCAAGAAAAACTAATCAATAATTTCCATAATCACAGATTCAACATCTGTAAGATGCCACGACAGACTGGTAAGTCAACCACTGTGGTGTCTTACCTCCTTCATTATGCCATCTTCAATGACAGTGTGAACATTGGAATCCTGGCAAACAAAGCTTCAACAGCTAGAGAACTTCTCGCCAGATTGGCAACCGCTTATGAAAACTTACCTAAATGGATGCAGCAAGGCATTCTGGTCTGGAATAAAGGAAACATCGAACTGGAAAACGGATCGAAAATACTCGCAGCATCAACTTCAGCTTCAGCTGTCCGAGGAATGTCTTTCAACATTCTTTTTCTGGACGAGTTCGCCTTTGTTCCTAATCACATTGCTGACTCATTCTTTGCCTCTGTTTATCCTACTATCACTTCGGGTAAATCAACGAAAGTAATTATCGTTTCTACCCCACATGGTATGAACCACTTCTATCGAATGTGGTATGACGCCGAAAGACAGAGAAATGATTATGTCCCCACAGAGGTTCATTGGTCTGAAGTTCCTGGAAGAGATGAAGCTTGGAAAGAACAGACAATCAAGAACACCTCAGAACAACAATTCAAGATTGAGTTTGAGTGTGAGTTCCTTGGATCGATTGACACACTCATTTCTGCCAGTAAGTTGAAGTCACTGGTTTATGAACAACCAATTGAATGTAATGGTGGATTGAGTGTTTATGAGGCAGTCAGAAAAGATCACGATTATGTTGTAACCGTTGACGTAGCACGAGGAGTTGGAGAGGATTTCTCTGCCTTTATTGTGGTTGACATCACGGAGTTTCCACACAGGGTTGTTGCAAAGTACAGGGATAACAATGTCAAACCAATGTTATTCCCATCTGTCATTTTTGAAGTTGCCAGAAGTTATAACGAAGCATTCGTTCTCTGTGAGGTAAATGATGTGGGAGACCAAGTTGCTGCCATTCTCCAATATGACTTGGAATATCAAAATCTTTTGATGTGTTCAATGAGAGGTCGTGCTGGTCAGGTTGTTGGTCAGGGCTTTTCAGGACAGAAGACACAGTTGGGTGTAAAGATGTCCAAGACGGTAAAGAAGGTTGGATCTCTCAACCTGAAGACATTAATTGAAGAGAATAAAGTTCAGTTCTGTGACTTGGACATCATCTCAGAACTCACCACATTCATTTCAAAGAGAGGTTCCTTCGAAGCAGAAGATGGATGTAATGATGACTTGGCAATGTGTCTGGTCATTTATGCTTGGTTGGTTGCTCAGGATTACTTCAAAGAACTGACCGACCAAGATGTCAGAAAGAGACTTTACGAAGAACAGAAGAATCAAATTGAACAGGATATGGCACCATTTGGTTTCATCTCTGATGGACTCGATGAGGGAAGCTTTGTGGATTCGGATGGAGACAGATGGTACACCAGGAGCAACGAGCATGATGAATATGGAACATCTGCTGGTGGTTGGGAGTTGTGGAATTATCGATGAACCTTGATGATCAGATTAGTCTTGACCATCTACTCTTAGATGAGAGAAAGTGCCGTGTTTGTGGTGAGACTAAAAACTTAATTGATGGGTTTTATAAGACAAGAAAGAGTAAGAGTCACTTGTCCTCTGCTTACTCTTATGAGTGTAAGGAATGTACCTCAAAGAGATCGATTGAGAACAGAAAAAAGAAGAAGGTTGACGATAAGTGGGTTTACCCTGACTGGTAAGGTGCTACATTGACTGCTTCCCTTACCAAAGTACCATAAATTCTAAATATTTTACAGGAAAACTGATAAACTATTAGGAGAAAAACATGGCGACTCCTCAACTATCTCCTGGGGTACTGATCAGGGAAGTTGACCTTACAGTTGGTAGAGCTGAGAATGTCCTTGACAACCTCGGTGCAATTGCTGGTCCCTTTAGCATTGGTCCGATCAACGAGCCCATCGAGATTTCAACCGAGCAGCAGTTCATCAACACTTTTGGAACTCCCCTCTCGACGGATAGGCAATATGAGTATTGGATGGCTGCAGAAGCATTCCTCTCTTATGGTGGCGTCCTAAAGGTTGTTCGTGTCGGTGGTGGTGCTCTCAACAACGCTAACGCTGGTGTTGGTCTTGCCTTTACAACGAATGCGAGAATCGACAACCTCGACGACTACGAAGAAAATCACGAGTATGATCAAACTTTCTACTGGGCAGCCCGTAACGCTGGCACCTGGGGAAATGGAGCTAAGGTTTGTGTAATTGATAACGCAGCTGACCAAACACTCGGTGTTAGTACAACTAACCTCAGTGCCATCGGAGCCGTCGTTGGTCATGGCATTACCGCAACACTGTCTTCTGTCGATGTCCCAGACAATGATGGCACGGTTAACACCTTTAGTGGTCACCTGAAAGGCATCATCACTGGTGTTAGAACTGACACCACCAATGGAGCTTCGAAGATCGATGTTAGAATTACCTCCAGAGTTTCTGCCGCTGGAACAGAGTTCAACATCGAATATGCTGAAGGAAACGAATCACGATCTTTTGATGAGGGTGATACCATCAACTTCGTCAACAATTCCGGAATCAACACCGGAACATCACAACTAGTCATCACAAACGAAGACTGGTATGATGCACAGACATTGGGTCTGACTAACTCCACTCTTTACTGGAAGACGATCGCTCCGAAACCGATTGACAGCAACTACGCTAACACTCACAGTTCCAGAAACGACACGATGCACGTCGTGGTTGTTGACGACGATGGTGACATCACTGGAATTCAAGGTTCCATTATTGAGAGACACCTTAATCTGTCTAAGGCTCTTGACGGAGCTGCTGATGGAGAAAGCCAAAGTAAGACCTTCTATAAGAAATACATTGCCTCTAACTCAGCTTACGTTTGGGCTGGTAAGAGTCCAGTTGACGCTTATGATTCAGTTCAAATCACTGGTCCGATTGCTTCTGGTTTCTCCACTGCATTCACTCCTGTCACAACAGCCGATGGTCTCTGGGGTCTGAACGCACAAGGTGTTCAATTCTCTTCTGTTGGTAACATCACTTATGAACTGCTTGGTGGTCTTGATTACCAAGAAGGTGGTGGAATGACCGCTGAGTTGAGTGACCTCATCACTGGTTATGGTTATTTTGATAACAAAGATGAGATTGAAATCGATTACCTGATCATGGGTCCTGGTTTGGCCAACAAATCGGAATCACAAGCCAAGGCAAATTACTTGATCTCGATCGCTAATGATAGAAAGGACTGTATTGCTACAATCTCTCCTCACAGAGCAGACATCGTTAACATTGCGAACAGCGCAACTCAGACAGATAACCTGATTTCTTACTATTCAGCAATCTCTGGTTCCTCTTACGCTGTCCTGGACACTGGTTATAAGTACACCTTCGACAGATTCAACAACGAGTTCCGTTACATCCCAACCAATGGAGACATTGCTGGTTTGATGGTTAGAACTTCGATTGTTGCTTATCCTTGGTTCTCACCAGCTGGACAACAAAGAGGTGTTCTGAATAACGCTAACAAGTTGGCTTACAACCCCAACAAAGCACAGAGAGATCAACTTTATCCTCAAAGAATCAACTCCCTGATTAATCAGAAGGGAAGTGGAATTATCCTCTTTGGTGATAAAACAGCACTGGGTTACGCTTCTGCGTTTGATCGGATCAACGTAAGAAGATTGTTCTTGACGGTGGAACAAGCCCTCGAAGGAGCCGCTAACGCTCAACTGTTCGAACTCAACGATGTGAATACCAGATCTAACTTTGTTAACATCGTCGAACCTTATCTTCGTGATGTCCAAGCTAAGAGAGGTCTCTTTGACTTCCTGGTAGTTTGTGACGAAACAAACAACACTCCTGATGTTATTGATAACAATGAGTTTAGAGCTGACATTTACTTGAAACCGGCTAAGTCGATTAACTATGTCACTCTGACCTTCGTCGCTACCAGAACTGGTGTAGCGTTTGAAGAAGTCGTTGGTACCGTTTGATCATTACTAAATTAAACTAAGGAGCATAAACCAATGGAAGTAAAAACCCTATCACAGTTCAAATCTAAACTCCAAGGTGGAGGAGCAAGACCCGATCTATTTGAGGTCTCCATTCCTGCCTTCCCCGCAGCTGTTAGTGGAGACTGGTCACCGAGTGATGACGGCGAAAACGGAACCTTCAGGTTCTTGTGTACCGCCGCACAACTCCCAGCCTCCACTGTTGGAATGATTAACGTCCCCTTTAGAGGTCGTGAGTTGAAAGTTGCCGGAGAAAGAACCTTCGAGAACTGGGTTGTCACCGTTATCAACGATGAGGACTTCAAACTCAGAACCGCTTTTGAGAAGTGGGCCAACGCTTTGAGCAGACTTAGCGACAACACTGGTGTTACTGAACCGTCGTCTTACATGGCTGACGCTTATGTTCAGCAACTCGGACGTGGTCGTGAAGCTTTTGCTGATAAGAACTCTGGTGGCGAGGTCAGTGTTCTTAGAACTTACAGGTTCTATGACATCTGGCCTACAAACGTAGGTGCAATTCAGTTGAGTTACGATCAGACAGGAGACATCGAGAGATTTGATGTTGAGTTCGCCGTTCAGTACTTTACAATCGGTGATTCCCCTGAGAGCACTGGTGGTAATCCAGGTGAAGAGAGAATCAACTAATTTTTAGTTGATAAATAACTAGACGGATTCGGCCTTCTAGTTAGTTGAAATGGCAAAATTATTTGGATTCTCGATTGAGGATAATGAAAAGACCCCGCCTGGTGTAGTGTCACCGGTCCCGCCCAATAAAATGGACGGGTCGGAGCATTATGTCAGTTCGGGGTTCTTTGGTTCTTACGTTGATATTGAAGGTGTTTATAAGAATGAAAACGATCTAATTCGTCGTTATCGTTCAATGGCACTCTATCCTGAGTGTGATAGTGCAATCGAAGACATCGTAAATGAGGCGATTGTTTCAGACACAAACGACAGTCCCGTTGAGATTGAACTTTCCAACCTCAATGCAAGTGATGAGATAAAGAAGAAAGTAAGGCACGAGTTTAAGTATATCCTTGAGCTTCTTGATTTTGATAAGAAGGGTCATGAGATCTTTAGGAATTGGTACATTGACGGAAGACTTTATTACAATAAAGTTATTGACCAGAAGAGACCAGAGGACGGCATTCAAGAGCTGAGATATATTGATGCCGCAAAGATGCGTTACATTCGTAAGCTCAAGAATGATGGGAAAAACAGTGTCGAATCTCTGAGACAAACGAACGATAGAAGTAACCCAGACTCTTATAACTTCCCAGAAGTTGAAGAGTACTTTATGTACACACCTGGAAACGATAGTTCATCGGGTGGTTATTCTGGATCTGGTGCATCATCCAGAGCAATTATGATGACAAGAGATTCAGTTACTTACTGTACCTCTGGTCTTGTAGACAGAAATAAGGGATCAACTCTGTCCTGGCTCCACAAAGCAATCAAACCTCTCAATCAGTTGATGATGATTGAGGACTCTTTGGTTATCTACAGACTTTCGAGAGCACCTGAAAGAAGAATCTTCTACATTGATGTTGGTAACCTGCCCAAAATGAAGGCAGAACAATACCTTCGTGATGTCATGATGCGTTACAGAAACAAGCTTGTTTATGACGCTAACACTGGTGAGATTCGTGACGATAAGAAATTCATGTCAATGATGGAGGACTTCTGGCTTCCTCGTCGTGAAGGTGGTCGTGGTACAGAAATTACCACACTTCCTGGTGGTCAGAACCTTGGTGAAATCACTGACATCAATTACTTCCAGAAGAAACTTTATCGGTCATTGAATGTTCCTGAGTCTCGTTTGGAACAGGATGGTGGTTTCTCGATGGGTCGTTCTTCTGAAATCCTGAGAGACGAAGTCAAGTTCTCCAAGTTTGTTGGAAGAATGAGAAAGCGTTTCTCTGAGATGTTCAATGACATATTGAAGACTCAGTTGCTTCTGAGAAACATCATTACTCCTGAAGATTGGGAGCTCATGGCAGATCATATTCAATATGATTTCCTTTATGACAATCACTTCGCTGAGCTCAAAGACGCTGAACTTCTCCAAGGGAGACTAAATCTTGCACAACTTGCTGAACCTTATGTTGGTAAGTATTACTCACAAGATTACATCAGAAGGAAGGTTCTCCGTCAAACTGATCAAGAAATTCTCGATCAAGACACTCTCATTGAGAAGGAGATCACCGATGGAGTCATTCCAGATCCAAATAGTTTAGTAGATCCGACAATGGATCAAGCACCTGGAGGAGCGCCAGAAGCTGGCGTATCAGATGCAATCGCAGCTCCAACGACACCCAAGGATCCTGAAGTTTCTGGTCCATCTGGTGACGAAGGTGTCATCTAAATAATCCCACACTAAGTAAACACTATGGACGAACTCATGGATTTGATGGTGAATCAAGATTCCCCATCACAGGTTAGCGACAAGATCAAAGAACTCCTCTTTGCAAGGAGTGCAGAAAAACTCGAAGGTGTAAGACCTGAGGTTGCTGCATCTCTTTTCCAGGATGACGAATCTGGTGTTGTCGATGAGCCTTATGAAGCTGAATACGAAGCTGAAGGTGAAGAATAATAAATAAAGATTAGGACTATTGTAATTAGGAATAACGATGGCTGCTCTTAGACCCGTTGGCGTCAATACTACTTTTGCCACATCAACATCTTCTGCCAAATCTGTTGCATTGGCACAACAATCTGACTCGATCAGGGTTGTTGCTCTTGGTCAAGGTGTTCACGTTGCAATTGGAACGGAACCAACAGCAACTGACCAAAACTTCTTCGTCACAACAACTGACGATCAAGTGCTCTCCCTTGGGATTGTCGAATCACAAAGAGTTGTCGGTATGACCACCGGAGCCACAACATTCCTTGACTTCCCAGAAGGAACTGGTTGTCCTTTTGGTATCGGAGAGGCTGTGAGTCTGACAGTCGATGGTCAGTCAGCCCTTGATTTTGAACACAAATTCATTATCAATGTCCTAACTTCATCTAACGTTGGTGGTTATTATTCCACCAGAGTTGAGATCGATCATGACACATCGAGTGGCACAGATGCTTTCAATGCACCTTCCGCCACACTCAGAAAGTCAGTTAAAGTTGCAGCCAAGACCACATCAGGGACTGGCACTGTTCACATTCAACAAGTCCAAGTTTCTTGAGGTCTAAAATGAAACTAATCAGAGAAGAAATCGAGTCAGTCGATTTTATTGTAGAAGAAAAAAATGGCAAGAAGTCACTCTACATTGAGGGTGTCTTCCTTCAAGCCAACAGATGCAACCGAAACAATCGTCTTTATCCAATGGAGACGATGAGAAAAGAGGTTCAGAGATACAATGAGAACCATGTTATGTCCGGAAGAGCTCTTGGTGAGCTTGGTCATCCCGATGGTCCAACTGTGAACCTTGACAGAGTTTCCCATAAAATTGTTTCCCTCAAAGAAAGTGGAGATAATTTCATTGGTAAAGCAAAAATCCTTTCAACCCCGATGGGTAAGATCGCTGCTAATCTTATCAGCGAAGGTGTGAAACTTGGCGTTTCTTCCCGTGGTGTTGGTTCTTTGAAGCAGAGCAACGAGGGCTACAGTGTGGTTGGTGAAGACTTTATGTTGGCAACTGCCGCTGACATTGTTGCTGATCCTTCGGCTCCAGATGCTTTTGTTTCTGGAATTATGGAAGGTAAAGAGTGGGTCTGGGATGGTGGAATCCTTCGGGAACAACAAGCCAGAAAAACCTACAAACAGATCAACACTTTGGTCACCCAAAAACAACTTGATGAGAAGAAACTTGACCTGTTCAATGACTTTCTCAACAACCTTTAGTACAAAGGTTCTAAATGATAACTTTTCTAAATAAATGTAGATTTAACTAAGTTAATCGGAGAGTACAAATGTCTCGCGGAGATTTACAAGAAATGGAGCAATCCAAAACTGCTGTGAACGCAAACGCAAAAGCTGCCGATCCTATGCAGCATGTGGATAACATCACTCCTGGACAAAGCGCTTCCTACGAAGATCTTGGAGGTCCAACCCCTGAAAACTACAAGCCCGATGATGACTCGGCCAAGCTCTCAGAGCCTAAGGTCAAGACTGTTTCGGACGTAGTTAATAAGGGAGCCAAAGCCGCCGAACCCATGAAGGGTGTGGCCAAAGAAGAGGCTGAGGTTGAGGAAGAAGAAATCGTCGAAGCAAGTGCTGACGAGAGTGAAGTTGTTGATGAAGAGCTGGAAACAGGCTACGACATCGAAGAGGACGTAAACGCCCTTCTCGGTGGAGAAGAACTTTCTGAGGAATTCAGAGAGAAAGCTAAACTCATCTTTGAATCAGCCTTGAACTCTAAGATCGATGAGATCACCGAGACACTCGAAGGCCAGTATGAGCAGAAACTCCAAGAAGAAAGAGCTTCCCTGAAGGGTGAGCTCACCGAAAGAGTTGACGCTTATCTGGAGTATGTCTGTGAGGAATGGCTCACAGAAAACCAACTCGCTATTGAACACGGTCTGAAGACCGAAATGACAGAATCATTCCTGGCTGGAATGAAGGGTCTTTTTGAAGAACATTATGTAACAATCCCTGAAGATAAATATGATGTGCTGGAAAGCATGGTAGACAAACTTGATGATATGGAGACCAAGCTCAACGAGCAAATCGAGAAGAACGTAATCCTGAACTCCAGACTCGCCGAGTCTGTTGCTGATGGTATTCTTGAAACCGTTTCTGAGGGCCTCGCTGCCACTCAGAAAGAGAAGCTCGCTTCACTTGCCGAAAGTGTTGAGTTTGAAAGTGAAGAAGAATATCGTGAAAAGCTGGAAACTCTGAAGGAGTCATACTTCTCCAGAACTCCCGCTTCCAAGCCGACTCAACAAACCCTCTCTGAGGGTGTAGATAGCACCGTCGAACCCGCTATTGGTTCAATGGACGCTTATCTGAGAACGCTGGGCGCGTTTGGTAAAAAGTCCTGAGTTTATTATTAATCAAACAAAAACAAACAAGAGGTAAAAGCAAATGTTCCAATCCGAACATCTGCAGGAAAAGTGGAGTCCCCTTCTCGATTATGATGGTCTTGAACCCATCAAAGATAATCACAGAAGAGCTGTTACCGCTGTCCTGCTCGAGAACCAAGAAAAATTCCTCCGTGAGGAGCAAGCCTTCTCTCAGGGTATCAACCTGATGGAAGCCCCCACTAACGCCTCTGGGTCTAGCCCCGCTGGTTTTAGTGGTTCCGCCACCGCTGCTGGCCCGGTCGCAGGTTTCGACCCCGTTCTGATCTCCCTGATCAGACGCTCCATGCCTAACCTGGTCGCTTATGACCTGGCTGGAGTTCAGCCGATGAACGGTCCTACTGGACTGATCTTCGCAATGAGAAGCCGTTACGAGAACCAGTCTGGTTCCGAGACCTTCTACAACGAAGTTGATTCCGCATTCTCCGGTCAAGACGCTGGATTCGATCTGACTGGTGGATTCTCCGACGGAGACGTTGGTCTTGGTACCACCGCTCAGTCCGGAACCAACCCCGCAGCTCTGAACCCCGTTGGTACCGCTTCCTCCACCGGCTATGATGTCGGTCAGGGAATGAATACTGGCGACGCTGAGAACCTTGACGGTACTGGCGATAACGCCTTTAACCAGATGGCTTTCTCGATCGAGAAGGTCACCGTAACAGCTAAGTCGAGAGCCCTGAAGGCTGAGTACAGCCTGGAACTGGCTCAAGACCTCAAGGCCATCCACGGCATGAACGCCGAGGCCGAACTGGCTAACATCCTGTCCACTGAAATCCTGGCTGAAATCAACCGGGAAGTCATCAGAACCATCTATAAGGTTGCTGAACAGGGTGCTGTCTCCAACACCGCAACTGCTGGTGTGTTCGACCTGGACGTTGACTCCAATGGTCGTTGGTCTGTTGAGAAGTTCAAAGGACTTCTGTTCCAAATCGAGCGTGACGCGAACGCAATCGCCCAACGGACTCGTAGAGGAAAGGGCAACATGATTCTGTGTTCCGCAGACGTTGCTTCCGCTCTGACCATGGCTGGAATCCTGGATTACACCCCGGCTCTGAACTCGAACCTGAACGTTGACGACACCGGCAACACCTTTGCTGGAACCATCAACGGTAAGTTCCGTGTTTACATTGACCCCTACGCCGCTAACCTGGCTGCTGGCAACACTGCTACCGCTTCCGGTAATCAGTATTACGTTGTCGGTTATAAGGGTACTTCCCCTTATGACGCTGGTCTGTTCTATTGTCCTTATGTTCCCCTCCAGATGGTTCGTGCCGTCGGAGAGAACTCCTTCCAGCCCAAGATTGGCTTCAAGACCCGTTATGGTCTGGTCGCTAACCCCTTCGCTGAAGGTCTTACCCAGGGCATGGGTCGTCTCCGTGTTAACTCCAACCGTTACTACAGACGTGT